TGAAAAAGCTACCGTTGACTGGAACGGTAAGCAAGTAATTATTCCAGTTCACGTTGGAAGGAACACAGGTGTTGACTTCACTACAGAAGGTGGTACGCTACCTACTGCTACTCGACAGTCTTTTGCGAATCTGACTGTCACTGCTCGGTTCCTATATGGTAAGTTCCAGATTACTGGTCCTGCCATTTCTGCTGCTAAGTCTGGCGGCAAAAATTCATTCATCGGTTATGTTGATGCCGAGATGAATAAGTTGGTTGATGATGTTCGTAACTCTGCTAATAGTGCTTGTTTCTCAGGTGGTAGAGTTGTCGGCTTCTTGAACCAGAAAAAGGCTGGTGGTGTGGGAGAAGTATGGGACTTTACGGGTGATACCGCAAAAGTTCAGGCTTTACTTACTGCTGTTGGAGGAAACATTGCTTTCACTGTCATCCGAATGGATACTTATGAAACCCATACAGATGATGTAGGAGTTTCTGCTGTTAGCACTACCCTTGGTACGGTAGATCTAGAGAAGATTGTAAATACCGCTGCTGTTCCAGAAGGAGTTGCTCTTGCTTGTTCAGTTCGTACCTCTGGTGGGGGCGCTGAGCCTGCTGCAATTACTGCACTAGATGCAGAGCCTAGTGGTATCTTCGGAAACCTAAGTGCTACTTCGCACTTTGGAGTTGATCGTTCTGATGCTGGTGGTGACAATGAGGCTCTACAGTCTATTGTCCACTGTGTACAGAGTGCTGATGGTGGTGGAGATCCAAGGGCTGATGTTAGCCTTGGTGAGCTACAGAGGCTTCTTGATGAGATTTCAATTGCCTCTGATTCTGTTCCTAATCTATTCTTGGTACATCCAAGCTTTAGACAGGAGTATGCTCAGATTCTTCTAGGCACTTCTGGCGGTAATCTTACCAAGGAAGTTAGCAGTGTTGGTAAGGCAGACGGAGGTTTCTCTTCCTTGTCTTACAACAACATCGCAATGCGAGTCAGTCGTGCTGCCCCTAAGGGTGCTGTTATTGCACTAAGGACTGATACTTGGAAGCTTTGCGAGCTTGAGGGTGGAGGCTTCGCTGATCTAGATGGTGCGATACTTAGTCGTTCTGCAACCACTGATGAGTGGAGTGGCTTCTATCGTTGGTACTACGACACAGTTTGTGTCCGACCAAATGCTAATGGCATGCTAGTTGGACTCAACTACCCAGGTGCTGCATAAGCCTTAGGCTAGATAGACTAAGCTAGTAAGGGGCAGGATGGTTTTTCCTAACTGTCCTGCCCCTTATTTTATTAAGGAGAGGATGTGGAGAATCTAACACCAGTTTTTATATTTCTAATAGTTCTATTTGGAATCCAAGTGAATGTAATTGCTTGGTTTTTTATTAGGAAGATGCATCGTTCTCTCAAGTTAGATGAAGAACTTCAGCAGTTAAATTCTGTTGAAAGCGTAACAGACATAGGGAGTATTGACGCATGGCACTAAAAGGATTCGAATCATCAAAGCAACGCAGTAGATACGAGGATGTTGTAAAGGCGCGCAAAGAAGCTGCTAATAAAATGCTAGCCGAAACTCAAGCTAAAGCGGGTCAAGATCTAGGTACACTTCTAGATTACGGAGCTAAGGGCGCCGGTACCGTAATAGGTGGCGTCATAGGAGCATCAGTGGGTGCACCGGCACAAGGTGCCATGGCTGGTTATCAAGCCGGCTCTGCTGTAGGAGGTGTCGCTAAAGGTGTGGCTACAGGAGATCCAGAAAAGGTTGTAAGCGGTGTTGCTAGTGGAGCATCACAAATTGCTGGCGCCACAGCAGATACACCTGAAACAGAGGTAGCAGCTACAGCGCTGCAACAAATGGATCCAAGAGCAAGAGAAATCTATGAAAGATTACCTGACGATCGCAAGGAAGAATTCCTGCAGCAACTAGAATTTGGTAAAAGGTTTGGAAGCGAGGTTTCCGATAAGTTTAAACCCTCTCCCAGATATGGAAGTGATAAATAATGGCTTCTAAATTTCCTAATACATTCGCAAAACAAATATCCAAGTCACAACAAGAGAAGGTAGCTGTGACTCGCTTATGGGATTTATGCTTACTCTATCTTGAAGGACAACAGTATGTTTCATACGATCGAACCCTACAACAGTATGCAACCACTACCACTCAAGGACGTCCCACCAAGTATGTAATCAATCTTCTTATAAACATTTATAGACACATCACTTCTAAACTATCAGTTGAGTATCCCTCAATCTCAGTCCTACCTGCCTCTCCTTCCACCGAAGACGTTATAAAAGCTAAGTCCTCAGAAGAAGCAATTAAATACTTCTGGCATCAGAACAATATGAAAGGTACTATTCATAGTGCTATGAAGTGGTTGATATCATGTGGGAATGCTGGTCTTCACACTGTTTATGATCCTAGTACTGACACAGTAAGAGTGGAAGTAGTTGCCCCTTATAACATTTATTATGAGCCTGGTGTTCGTTCTGCAGAAGATTCTAGATGGGTTGCAGTTAGGACAATCGTTCCTAGGTCAGATCTTGAAGCTGCATTTCCTAAAAAGAAGAAAGCAATTTCGGACATGGTCGACTCTACCTACCAAATTGATGGTCCACAAACACAAGGATCTAATGTACCACTAGAGAATAGAATCGATGTATATGATGTATATTATAGCGATGGTCGTTATGGCATCTATGCCGGCAACGAGTGGTTGCACGAAGGTACGTACCCAGCTAATTCCAAACCACTAGTATTAATGCAATACACTGACGTTCCATTTAAGTTATGGGGTATCGGTCTTATTGCAAACCTGATTGATCTTCAGTCTCTTTACAATCGTTCTAGAAATCAAATCATTGAGAATGTAGACTTGATGAGCAATCCTAAGTGGCTAATTCCTAAGACTGCTGGTGTTGCGCAAAGTGCTATTAAAGGCAAGCCAGGAGAAAAGGTTTATTATAACTCCGCTGGAGGCAAGCCCGAACAGATTTCAGGCGCAGCCTTACCTGCGCATGTCCTAGCAAACGTTCAACAACTGCAGAATGAGATGTTAGATGTTGCAGGGCTTCACTCAACATCGATGGGCAAGAGAGCAGTTGGTATCAACTCTGCTGCTTCCATTAACGCACTATCACAAAATGATTCTTCTCAATTACAGATGACTCAACAAGATGTAGAGATTGCGATTAAAGACGTAGCCTCCTCTGTATTGCTTTATATGCGTGAGCATTACAGCGAAGCAAAGATGATGAGGATGATGGATAGTACCGGTAAGGTTGTCTTCAAGGCAATTCAAGGTACTGATTTAGTGGAAACCCCAGAGATATTCCTAGAGGCTGGATCTCTATTCAGAGATGAAACTAATGACCGATTCCAGAAGGTTATCCAAATGCTGCAGCTAGGTGTTATCAGCAAAGAAGATGCAATGAGAGAACTAGCGCTCAAGACTTCTAATAAGTTCTTGTTAGATAAGATTGCTTCTATGTCTCATGCACAAGACATGCTTAAAGGTGTCATTGCTGGTAAGTCGATTCAGATATTCCCATCAGATGATACTGAAACCTTTATTGAAGTCTTCCAAGATTTCATGCGAACAGAAGAATTCTATGATCTAGAACCTAGAATTCAAGATAACATTGCTTCTTACTTCGAAGAATTCCATGCTGCACAGGGTGGACAAGCAGAAGACATGATGGAAAGAGAAATGAATAAGCAACCTTCTGCTCAACAGATGAGGAATATAGCCGCACAAAAACAAGGCAAACTTAGCGCGCCATTATCACCATCCAAACCCCAAGACGTGTTCGGCGCCATGCCCACACAACAAGGACAGGCAGGCGGTTTAACTAGCCGAAGAGGTCCACAAAGAACTCAACCTACTCCTGAAGAGGTTGCTAGCAAAAGGGCTGAGGCTCTGGGCGGTGGATTTGGAGGGACTAAATAATGAATATAGGTGAAGTCAAATCGCTGTTTAGAGATTATATTGATGAGGCAGATACAACCTTTATAACAGATGCTAACGTAGCGCTATACTGCAAGATTGGTTATGATCAGTTTAGATCAGTTGTGAACTCGTATGATCTGAGTTTCTATCAGGCAGACTATGAATTTTCATTAGTTGATGGAGAATTAGATCTAGAAACAACGGCGCCTACTGATGAGGCAGGTAAATTTCTATTAGGGGATCCTACCAATAAACCTACTAAAGGGCAGCTAACTAGTTTAGTTAAGATAGCCTCAGTAACTGCAGGTAATCTATTGCCTGCTTTTTATTATTCGGCTGCACAAGATAGAGAGGAACTAACTGTATTAGCAGATTCTTTTGTAATGGAAGGATCTGTATTACGCTTTTCT